TGAGTTTTGTCGCGATAAAGACGAGTGCCACGTCAGCTGGGTCTCTGAGCTGAATACCGAGCAGCCTCGCGATTTTGTAAATGCGTAAAAGATTGAATCTCGGATCACCATATTCGAGCCCCCTGTCATCGAGGGTGTTACCAGCATCCGAGAGCCAGTCACTTAACGATCTCTCTGACATTTAAGCTGCTCCGTCCTCTTTTGTAACCTTCGTTGAAGGCTTTGGCTTTAGCCGACTCGATTAAACTGTGTATCCACAATCCACCGACAAATAAACTAATCACTAGGGTCGCTATCTGCTCAGCTGTAAAGTTATTGGACATCAGCGTTCACCCCGAATCGATCTAGCCAATATGCTGAGATTTCTTCGCGGCTAAGTCGCCCTCTAACTGATTTTCTACCTAGCGATTCAATTGCATATCTGCGAATAATTTGGCCTTTAACGTAATTTTTACCGTCGGACCAAGCGCCAGAAGTAGAATCAAATCGAATTACTGCTGAATTATTTATCACTTACTCTCCCGTTCTGTAACCCTTAAATGGATTTACGGGATAAATGTATTTAATTAAATGGATTTAGACAAGTAAGAGTTCGGAGTGTCGTATATCTAGGAAGCCACACAGCTTCTCAACCTTGCCGCTGTTGGCGAAGTCAGTCTTGTCTGGAAGTGCCTTTAATTGCCACTCAGGTTCGTTTATGGCCCCTAAATCGAACTGATAGACCCCTTGTGGGGTGGAGTTGATATAAAGCGTCTTAGCGCCCGTTCTAGCCCTTATATCGGCTAAATAATCCCATTTATTCTTTTCAATCAAAAGAGTGGGGTAATGAGTGCGTCGGCACTTCATCTCGATATAAGCGTCGTGGGTAATGCCGTCAGCTCGGTCGGTTGCCGATAGTGGCGTTAAGTCCGGATAAACGGCTTTAAGCGCCTCGAATAGTTCAACCTCGCGAAGGTAAATTAGACGTCCTCTTCGCCATCTTCCCAGCCGATTTTTCTAATCGGATCTTGTGGGTCGATAACCCAGTCAGGCCAAGCGCTTCTATCCATAGCAAAGGCAAGGGCTAAGCCCTCATCCATTCCATTACGGCGGCAAGTCTCGTAAATCTCTTTACAAGCAATCGCCCAAAAATCAAGCTTGGTAGGCAGTTCTTTAACGGTGCGCTTAGATTTAGCGGTTTTTTTAACCGGCTTCTTAACGCGCTTTCTTGTTGCCATTAGCCCCCACCTTCTTTGATAGGGCTAATTCTAACTGAGATTCCATTTTATCAAGGCGCGACACTATGGGGATATTTTCTAATTTGATGATGTAACGAAGCCCAGCGATAAGAAGGGCGATTGATCCGAGAACTGAAGCTACGAATCCAGCGATGGTATTGGCATCCATTACCGGACTTTTCCGTAACGCTCGTAGTTGGGGTTAAGCCAGTTGATAATGCTAGGCAAGACTGATACTAGCGCCGCATTTGCAATCGCATCGACATCCCAGCCCACCGCGAGGTATGTTGCTAGGGCTGTTGCTAGGAAGGTCTTTGCCCAGCTTTCCGCCATCTTCTTTAAGTCGCTCATTTCTGTCCCCTTCAAGGTCGAACCATTTGCCGTCATTGTCTCCCAAAGTTGTAAAGCTAATATGAAAGTGCGACCGGTGAGGGTTGGCGCCTTTATATTTGCGGCGCTTCCAACCCAATATCGGACTCATAATTTTGCCGTCGTAAATAATGTATTTAATGCGCTTATCTCCGCGTTTTGCACATTTACGAATCTTTTCGACCAACGCATAAGTTTCCTCAGGATGGGCGTTAAGGTTGGCGTCAATATCTAAAGCTCGGACGATTCCATTTCGTCGAGCGTCTGGTATATGGTCAGAATTACCTTTAGCAATATGCCTAGCGTCAGCAATCCAGCCATCAGAACGCCGGTCGCGATCAGGATAATCGTCATCTATTTGCTCCCTTAATTGGACGCCAGCTTTACAAAGTTTAGCCATCTTAGGACAAAAGTAAAGATGCTTCTTCGGCAGTAATGCCTAACTTATCCAATAATGCTTGTTTTTTTGCCGCTGCTTGCAATCTGGCTTCTTCTGAAGCTTTGAAATCCGCTACATCTTTTTCATATTGAGCAAATTCAATATCGTTCATTTCGCGGTCAATAATTTCGTTTGTCTCAATATTGTGAATTCGAACAATTGGTCTTGGCATTATTTCACCCCGTAAAGTCGAGCTGTTCCAGCAGATAGATTGCCACCAGAGTTGGATATAACTATTGAAGTAATGGCAGCAAAAGGCGTTCTAACCCCGCCCCCAGCAGCGTTAATAGTTCCAAAAGCACTATCGGTATTTATGTAATAACCATAAAATTGAAAAGCTTTTGGATTTGTTGTGGAAGTATAATTATCTAAAATAAGAACAAAACAATTTTCTGCGTTTGCTCGAGCCAAATTTATTTTAGTATTTATTTTGCCTAAATAATCGGCGTATGTTGTGACTGTATTGTTATTTCCCACAATCGAAATTTGTTGTTGTTGATCTGAACCATTTATCTGAAATTGTAATAATCCATTTGCAGTTGCGTTAGTTACCCCTTCTACAACGAGCATTAAAGATTCATAAGATTGACTGATTGATGATAAAGTTACTGTTGCGCCGGATAAAGTCGTTGTTGACAACAGTGTTCTTCCGCCAGAGGTAGCAGTGGCCCATTTTAACCCAGTAGAAGCCGTTGAGTCTGCTGTTAAAACTTGTCCATTAGTTCCGACAGCTAGACGAGCCAAAGTGTTCGCAGCTGTGGCAGATAACAAATCTCCCTTTGCAGTCAACGTGGCAGTCGCTTCATTGGCGTATTTCAAGCCGGTCGAAGCCGAAGAATCTGCCATTAAAACTTGGTTATTCGTTCCGACAGCTAAACGAGCTGGAGTATCTGCCGCAGTAGCCGAAATCAAATCGCCTTTAGCGTCAACGATGGCGTTCTGAATAGCGTTGGCATCGTCGCTAGTAACCCAAGTAAAATCCATATCCGTATTTGAAGTCTTGGATAAAACCTGTCCGGTTGTTCCGCCTTTAAGATCGACCAAAGAAGTGTCGATGGCGTTGCCAAGTGTGCGCATCGCAAGAGCGCCATCCTTGACTAGATCTGTGTCGTCCGGAGTCTCCCAGCCGAAATTCGTTGTTGTTGCCATTAACTAATCACTCCTATCGCGTCCTGCCATTCTAAGGTATTAAGCACACTATTCCAGCTTTCTGCTGCGTTGACCTGCGCCCATTGTTGAGCTACGGCCGAGAACTCTGTGGGTGAAGCGTTGAAGGTAACCGAAAGGCCACCGACCGACGCTCTAAAAGTCCATCCCTCGATATAACCGGTGAACTCGCCACCGAGCATCTGAGGCGGAAGGTTAGTGATGCGGACGGGTTGGCCCATAAAGATATTAAGAAGGGCGTCTCGATCTGCGTCGTCAATTTCAGGGGATTGAAGTGGGAAGGTTATGGATTGGAAAAGGTAGCGAGGGTAGGCTCGGAGCTGAATGAGTCTGTCGCCCATATCTTCGACGTCGGCTGTGTTCTTCAAGTAGCTTGAGAACTGCTCTGCGTAAAGCCCATAAGTGGCTTGTGAGTCGGTGTCTTGAGCTATGTATTGAGAGTTAAAGTTATTGCCGTAGTCAATAATAATTTTGTTGGCGATGTCGCCTTGTCGCTGGACGATTCCGATTCCTGCACCAATCGCGTGAGCGGCATCAAGGTCGGTGTATCCGTTGGCAACTAGGTAATCCTGTCGGTGGCTTGCATCGGCGTAGTTGATATTTCCGTTGGCATCCTCGAACAAATAGCCGAGAGCTGAGGAAGCGATTTGATTGGCGACGTTGGAAATGACTTGGTCGCTTATCTGACGGCTCGCCATCGTATATTCGCCAGCGTCAATAGTGCCTAGTCCAATATCCCCAGCTTCAGCCCAAGTTTCTGTGGCTGGATCGTAAGTAGCCCAAGTTTCGGCCGGTGGCAGTTCATTCCAACTGGCGAGCAACAACTCGTCAAGCAAATCGAGAATTTGTGCGCCGTCTAACCCTTCGGCCAAGTTGCCATCAAAGGTCGCTCGTTGTAGTCTGATTAAAGCTCCGGTGGCTGTGATGTTGATTGTTGTGACTGCGGCTTCTGATCCTGCGCTTGTAACGATTTGGCGAATGTCGGAAATGCGACCGCCAAAGAGCGGCACATAAGCGGCGTTGGAATCTTGAACTTCGATAAGGATGGAAGTGTTAACCGCAAAGTTATAAACGCTATTATCTGTGTTAATTAGCTGCAAAGAGCAATAGCCAGCAGGAGTAGGCGAGTTGATATCTGTTCGGCCAGATGTGATAGTTAAGTTGGCAAGAGTTACGCCGGTTACTGTGTCGCCGTTAGCTCTTACTCTCCATACGGGCGTCCAAGCGGTCATAGGATTTGAGCGTTAGTCCGTAGGTCGCCAGCACCAGTAGTGCCGCGATTGGTTGAATTATTAAGGGCTAAAACAACAGCTCGAGTAAATCCTTCTTCGTCGATTGCGCTGGGCGCGTTAACGTTGATAATTACGTTTCCTTGTTCTTCGCCGCGTCTAACCGCTGAAGGATCAAAACCTTTAGAAATAGGTTTATTCGCCGCTGCGGATTCCAAGAAAACGGAGTAGTCGGGCATACTGATTTTATCTGGCGTCTTTGATGCAGTTGCACCACTTCCGCTTGGAACTCCAGAAGTGCTTGGTTTTGAAATTGTCGGGACTGAAGGCGTTTTGGGTGTGGTTGATGAACCACCGCCAAAAGACGGAGCGGAGATTTTAGGAATATCTGGAACTCCGGGAAGGCGGCCCAAAGTATTGTTATAGACGCTAATAAGGGCGTTTATGCCGTCGATACCGATTTGTATCGCTGCTTTTACGGCATCTACGACTTTACCGATTACTGTAAGAGTTGCGCCAACAACTTTACCAACAAATCCTAGAGCATCGCCTAAACCATTTATCAAAATTGGAACGACAAAATTTCTAATAAAATTGTAAAGAGTTTGAAAAGCTTCTTTATTATTTTCTATTGCTGAAGTGATTGGCTCAAGTGCTTTATCTTTGAATTCCGTAAATTTTGGGATAACTGTGTTAATAAAGAAATTTAATAAATTTTGTAAAGTTGGTAACAACGCAGCGCCAACAGATTCCTTTGCTTCATCAAAAGCCACCTGTAATCTTTTGATTTGACCCTCAAAAGTATTGGCTTGAGTTGCCGCAGCGCCGCCGAATGTCTCTGACAATTGCTTAACAGTTCCCTCAAAGCCAAGAGTTTTAGCTTCGGCGGCAGTAATTCCAACACCAAGACGGGTAAGTGTTGAGTTGTTGCCTTCGTATGCCTTAGCCAATGCGTTAGTGACTGTCTCAACGTCTTTTCCTGTGGCGGCTGAGATGTCAAGGGCTAAAGATAATAATTCTTGAGAACGTTCAACTGATCCTGTGGCAACAGCTAATCTTTGAAGCGCTGGGCGAAGCTTGTCATCGGCTACGCCGGTCGCTAATGATGTCTTGAGTATCTGCTCCTCTACGGCTTTAATTTGTGCGTCGGTAGCATTAGTTACGTTTTCTAGGGCAAGGGCTAAACGTCGTTGAGCAGCTTCATCTTCGATTGCAGCTTTAACGCCTTCAATCGCTAACTTGCCAGCATACGCCGCAGCAGCGGCAGCAGCCGCAGCAAAAGCAGCGGCGGCGACTTTGCCGAACTTTTCTAATTTACCGCCAAAGCCTTCAACTTCTTTTGAGCCTACGTCCAGCTTCTTCTTAAGGTCATCAACGTCCGCAAGGATGGATAATTTAAGGGTTCTACTTCCAGCCATTATTTATCCCACTCCTTCAATATCTTCGAAAATGCTTCTTCCCATTTCTTCACTAGTTCAGGCTGAATTTTGCGAAGTGCTGGATAGATGAAATAGCCAGAATTTCCTCGACCTTTACGGGGAGTGCGTTTTGGGAACTGACGATAACGATTAGATCCGAATTCGTAACCTGCCCAGATGTCTTTAGTTGATCCTCCACCAGAGAGACGCTGAGACGCGAATCCATAAGACAGCTCGCCAATCTTCGAGGTTGCGGAAACTTTAACGCCGCTTGTAATGCGATCGACAGCGGCTTGTCCAAAGATTCGGGTGATGCCGTAGGCGCGGATTTCATTGGCGGCATATCTAGCCAACGCACTACTCTCGCGTTTAGCCGCATTAACAGCTTCATCGTCCATCGCTTTGAAAGCGGTAATGATTGAGCGAAGTTCGCGCTTGTCATAGGAAATCGGCTCACCTGCCACCTTTGCGCTCCTTCAATATGTCAATCGCCGTTAATACTTGGTCGATGTCAGTCCATTCACTCATCGGGATTCCGGTTGCTATTGCGATCTCAACTATGAGTCGGTTTATGCTTCCGGATTCGAAGCTTTTGGGCTTTCATCTCCTATCGTCATTTCCTCGACCGATAACTCCCATATCTCTTGGGATTTAGTCGGCTTTCCTGCCGCTTCGCGTTTGTAAGCAAAGTAGGCTAGGTCGAGGAAGTCCGCTTGTTGGTAAGCCGAAATATCCTTCATTGAATAAATCGACTTGCCAGTCTTGCGTTCCCATTTCGCCCACTCAGGGAGTCCAGCGTTATAGGTGACTTCCTCGCCGTTCGTGTATTTAATTGTGATGCTTAACTTCATAGCTCCCGATCTCCCTTTTAACTAAATGTCTCTGTTACTTCGCCCTTTGAAATCTTAAAGGTGAAGGATACTGTTTGAGCGTCGATTCCAGAACCGCCAGCGGTAGGAAACTCTGGAAGAATTGGGAAAACAAATTGAGCGCCAGTTGCGGCGGTCATTGTGACGCTGATTGTTGTGTCAGGTGCGGATTCAGCTGCGGCCCAAAGTGCTTCGCATACTGAGTTAGCTTTACCCCAGTCGGCGAGCATATCGAGCTGGAATGTGCCTTCGATGTTAACTGTCTTGTAAGCCTCGCCATCGAGAGTCTGATAAGTCTCGCGAACGTTAGTCTTAGTAAGAACCGCGTTGGTAGCTTGGGCGTCGATGTCCGTTCCACCTGTGAAAGACAACGAGACGTCGCGACCGGTGATTACTGTGGTTGCCACTTTTTCTCCTTAATTGGTTTGTGTG